TGAACTATCTAAACCTAAATTAGTAGCTGTTGAGTTATCTGAAAAATCAAGATAAAAACCATTTGTACCGTATGAACCACCGTAAGATTTTGGAATCCATACGCCTGACTTAGTTTCGCCAAAGCTGGTAGGGTCTAGGGCTTGACCGTCAATAAAATTAATTTCTGTCATATAGCCGTCAAAATACTGTGAGCCTGATGTAAATCTCCCAATATTATGAGCATTGGTGCTGTTAAAATAACCATTTCCGCTAACTCTTGCTCCAATATTTAAAGCTTGCTGAATACCGTTAACATAAATCTCAGAACTTGAGCCACTCCGTTGAACAAGGATGTGATACCAAGAGCTTGTGTCTCTGAATTTACCAGATGTACTAAGTAAATTTTGCTGAGACCCACTAACATAAAATGTGTATCTTATAGTGTCATCACTATCAAATCTTATATATTCAAAATCATTTGCCCCAGAATATGCAATAAACATATTTGAAGACTGACTTATGTTGCCACGTTTTACCCACGCACTCCAAGTCCACGTTGTTCTGTTTGTTGCAGATGATGGTGTGCGGCTTAGATATGCGCTGTCATTGTCATTAAAGCGTAAGCTATCGTTGATTTCATAATCATAGAAACCACCACCTGTTGCACCTGACCCAAACCATATAGGACTATTTGTTAAAGACATATTATTGTTACTCCGTTAATTATGAGAATGCAAGCATAGGTGTGCCAAGAAGAATACTACCAGTTGCTTTAACAAAGTAAGGAACTATATCTACAGCACCTGCCGTGCTTGATAATGTAAGTCCAGCAGCACCTGCAGTTTCATAGTCACTACTTAAAGACACAGTTCTACCAGCACCACTATGCGTAAAGATAAATACCCCTGACATTCCAGCTATTTCTGTTGTTGGATTACCAAGTGTTATATTTCCAGTAAGCGTCCACACAAAACTGTTGTAGTTTTGGAAGTCTGGTGTATGTGTTCCTGTGCCTTGGTTTGTATCTGTATGAACAGAACCAACTACGTTTTCATAGGCTTGTAAGTAATTTTGATAAAGAACTAAACCAGTAGAACCACCTGTGACTAAACTGATTGTATTTGAACTGAACCCAAAATAGGTATCGGTATCTGCATCGTGAAATAATTTATCCCTAAGATAAATATCCTCAACGTCATTGATAACATTAGCACCAAGCGTTAGTGTGCCAGTTAACGTGCCGCCAGACAAGGGTAAATGATTAGCAATTGAAGTTGCTAATGTAGCAGATACCGCAGCTAACTCTGCGTCTGTTGCAAATCCACTACCATCACCTAAAACAGCATTAATAGAAGTAATGGCATTTGTATTGGTTGTAATATTAGTATTACTATTTCCAATAGAGGTTGCTAGTGCTAAAGATGTGGCAGCAATTAAAGTATTTGTATTACCAATAGATGTTGCTAATGCCGCAGATACAGCAGCTAGTTCAGCATCGGTAGCAAACCCACTACCATCACCTAAAACAGCATTAATAGAAGTAATGGCATTTGTATTGGTTGTTACATTACTATTTGTATTACCAATAGATGTAGCCAATGCTGCAGATACTGCAGCTAGTTCGGCATCAGTAGCAAAACCAGTTCCATCACCTAATATAGAATTAATAGATGTAATGGCATTAATGTTTGTTGTTACATTGGCATTAGTGTTACCAATAGAAGTAGCAAGTGCGGCTGATGTTGCTGCAATTAACGTGTTACTATTACCAATGCTAGTAGCAAGTGTGGCAGACAAAGCTGTAAGAGCAGCATCTGTAGCTACACCTGACGTAGAAATAACACGGCTGGTATTAATGTCAATACCTGTACCCGCAGTATAACTAAGAGCAGAACTAAACTGAATAAATGTAATATTAGTTGTACCAAAAGTAATTGTTCCTTGTGTATTACATACATAAGATTCACCTGCTCCTGTATCACCTTCTGATACAAAGAAATAAGAACCTTCATCAAGTGAGTTAGCATCGCTGTCACCAGAAGTATCTGTGTCTGAAGAACGTGTAAGCACCCAATTTGTAGAACCAGAACCAATATCAGTTACAACATATACACCATTTTGCGTCTGGTCAGTTTGTTGGTAAATAAGAACACGGTCAGCAACTACTGCAGCTACACCATCAATAACAAGAGCAGCTTGTGTACCTGCATTAGTAAGAGTTGCACCTACACCTGCAGTGCCGTTGTTATAAGTAGCATTAAGATTAACAGGACTTTCAAGACGAACTGCTTCGTGAAAATGCAACGCAGCCGCTGTAAGATTGTCTACATATTGTTTTGTTGCTGGTTGTAAGTTTGTTGCTGGGTCTGCGTTAAGTGTAACTGCGCCAGTAAATGTACCACCTGCAAGAGGCATATGATTAGCAATACTAGTTGCCATTGTTGCTGATAGGGCAGTAAGATTTGTATTAGTATTGTCAATAGATGTTGCCATTGTTGCTGACAAGGCAGTAATAGCATTAGCATTAGCAGTTATATTTGTATTACTATTATTAATACTCGTAGCCATAGTTGCTGACAAGGCAGTCACCAAAGCTGTCGCACTTGTGTCAGTAATAAGCGCACCTGAACCAGACAGTACAAAAGAAGTTGCACTTACAGTTCCAAATGACTGGTCAGCATTAAGGGCAAGAGTACCACTAGCAGTAATAGGATTAGTTGTGGTTGTACCGTTAAGAGTTACATGAATACCTGTACCAGCTTTTACAAAGTTTACAGTACCACCTTGTTGTGAAGGTACATTAAATAGACCTGCACCATTTCCATAAATAATACCACCTGCAATAATATTACCTGCAGAGACATCTCCAATAACTTTAATACCACCACCAACAGATACCTGACCGCCTATAGTAAGTGTACCATTTGCCGAAACATTGCCACTTACAAAAAGACTTGAAGCAGATACGTCACCAATATTAGCTGTGCTTGTTTGTACTACACCACCATAGTTTACAGTAATGGCAGTTGTAGCATTTGTAGCTGAAGAAGCAAATACTGCAGATACAGCATTCGTAGCATTAGTTGCGCTTGTTGCAAAAACAGCAGACACTGCATTAGTAGCATTTGTAGCTGAAGAAGCAAACTGAGCAGTATTAGCACTTGTTGCGTGATGTGCGCTAACAGCAACAGCGGCTTCACCCGCAGACGCTGCATAGCTTGCATTGGTAGCAGAGGCCGCAACAATATTTGTAAGATTAGAACCATCACCATAATAAGCAATAGCTGATACATTACCGTTTACAGTGAGATTATTAATAGTGGCTACATTTGCAGCAATATTAGTTGCGCTTACAATACTTGTAGAAATATTTGTTGGTTGAAAAGAACCAGTAACTCTTAGTTGACCACCTACAGATACATCAGTAGTAAAGTTACCAAACTGTGCATTAACATTAGAACCTTCAAAAGTTGTTGCAGAAATGACTGCAGTAGTGTCTGTTGAAATTACACGACCAGTTGAATCAATATTCAACATAGTAGTTGGTCCATATGTTGCAGAGGTTACACCACTATCAGCTAGTGAAAATGTAGGATTACCTGATGTTCCATTTGCATTAGAAATACTTACACCAGTTGAAGCTGTAAGTGTACGACCAAATGACTGTGTGCCATCTTGTGCAACAATACCATTTACAAAAGAACCAGCATTTGCTACGGCTGTATTTAACTGCGAACCTGTTCCAGTAAACTGGCTACCTTGAATGTTAATAGTACCAGTTAGTGCAACACCTGACTGAGATAAAGCAAGCCCTGAACCATTACCAGAACCATCCTGAATGGTAATAGATTGTCCACTTGCAAGACCGTCATTATTAGGACCCGGTGCTTGTAAAAGATTTCTATAACTATTTGCTATTAATTTACCTGTTAAATCTGCCATTATATCAAATTCCAATATTGAAGTGTTGCATTAAATGCAGTGGTTTGTGCTACCCAAGTACCATTACGGTCATTGTTAGGGTCAGGACGAATGTCTTTAATAAAATTTCTTTCATCAATACGTGCAGATTTATTTTGAGGATGATTTTTTAAATCATATCCAGCATCCCAATCATTACTACAAACCATCATACCATAGCTATTTTTTCTTAGCTGGTTTAGTTTGTAACGAAATCCACAAGTATCACACAAACCATATACATTTTTTTGTGAAGCCATTAAACAGTTACCTTTGGTTTAAAGAAAATACTTACACGTTCACGGTCTTCCTCCATTGCACGTCCTAGTCTTTCTTCATATTCTTGTTTAATAATTTGAATACGATTAAGGTCTACGCCCGGACGTTTCATTGCCATATGGTAAGACAGTCCTGCAGTTAAGCATGGAAGAAAACGCCGTGAGATATCTGCATTTTGAAAAGCAGATTTGTTTACATCTTCCATATAACGTACTAATTCTAACTTAACTTCGTCAGTAGAGTTTTCTGGAATAGGCCAAAGATGAACAACAGGATTACTACGCTCATGTCTTACAGCATATTGAGTCGGTCTTCCTGTTTGTCCTTTAGTTGGTATTTTCAAATACTCTTGCATTGAAATACGTTCTAGCTGTACATCTGTACCATCACGGTTTGCTACAGCCTCAAGAACATCAATTGTTGCAGAGCCAAGAGCAAAGGTAGTTACACTTGTTGCAAGCGTAACAACAGATGTATTAGCAGTCCATAGCATAACACCACGGTTCTGCCAATCTTGAAGAATAAGATTAATAGAACGCCGTGCAGATTTAGGTTCATGGCCTAGAGTTTCCTCACCACCAATCATCTCTAAAGCTTCTTGAATAATCTCATCAATATCCATTGAGAAATTATATGTACCTGAAGTAGCCATTTAATATAACCTATTCTTTCTCTGCTTTGATTGGGCTGTAGACTTTTTCCCATTCTTCTTTATAGAAGTCTTGGTCAATCTTTTGATTAATCCGGGCTTCATAACCTGTTGACCCACTGCGCCACGATTTATAGCCATCAGTAAAGCCTGTTACAACCTGACCCAATTTTACCACCAGCCTTTTTACGTTGGGCTTTAGGTTTTGATTTAGGTAGAGGGATATTTGCACTCTTACCTTCAAGAACCATATATCCATCAACAACTTTGTAACGCGGAGCGTCTGCGCCACCTGCCATACCTGCTTCATTAATATCACCAATCTTTACTTTAGCCATTACTTACTTCCCCTTACCATACTTCTTATGTTTCTGAGCTTTTGGTGGACTTTTTTTAGACTTGCCCGGTCCAGCCCATAATACTTTATCGGCCCAATAAGCAGCACTAAGCTTACCCTTACTAATATTTTTTCCATGGCGGCTTTTAAAAGATGCCCTAGCCGTTGGAGAATAGTTATGCCCATATCCTTTTGCTCCGTAATGAATAAGTTTAATTGTGTCTCCCTCTTTTGCAAGAACCATTCCTTTCTTTTCTGGACGGTCTGACTTACGAGGTTTATTAAATCCTGTAAATTTTTTACCACGATACTCTATGCCTCCTGATGGCAGACGCTTAACTCCGGGATATTTAGAAGAAGGTGCCATTACTTTACTTTCCTATATTTTCTTACTTTCTTTGCAACAGTTTTAGGCTGCTTAACAAATTGCTTTCCTGCTTTTGTTCCTGCTCTTTTTGCTGCCGTAGTTTTTTGGTATTCCTTGGCTGATAATGCTTTAACTGCCTTTGCTGGTAAGTACCGTTCTCCGGTAGCCTTTGAACCCTGAGTAGACGGTTTACCACTCTTGGTAGTCCACTTCTGTTTTGTCCAAGCCTTCAAACTCCTCTGTGGTTTTTTTAAAGCCATATTCAAACATTCCTTATTATATCATTACATTAAAGCATTCGCAACAGAAACCATAACCATAATAATTAAACCAGCACCTAGTGCTACAATACCTGCTATAATAACACCTATTTTTATATTATCCATTAATTCATTATGTTTTTTTATTGCTTCTCTTTTAGCTGCTAATGTTGCTTCTTTAGCTTCTTGTATTCTTCTAGCCCTTTCTTCTACAATACTTTTCCAAGTACCCGGACCAAAACGTAAATCAATTAATGTTGCAACCTCTTGCATTTTTTCTTTAGCAATACGTGCATCTATTGTTTCTCTGGCTACATTACTAACATTAAACTGGTCTACCACACCTACGCCAGATTTTTTAGACCTTTGTTGTTGTACTTGTTTTTCACCATCAAACAACTTATCTACATAGTTAGCAATGTCACCAATATCATTGGCTGTTCCTATTGCAGTTTTAATTCCATCTACTGCACTTTTTACTAACGCAATACCTGCTAAAGTTTCTGCAATCATATTACTTTCCTAACTTAGGTATTGGTTTACAAACTGCCGTTATGTTTAATTTTATATTATCTCCTGCAGGTACAGAGCGTTGGTTGGATAATCTTTCTGCAAAATATAAACACCTGTCTACATCTATAAATCTTTGTGTTTCATCTATCTTTGTTGCCCCTATATAGACAACAAGGACAAACTCTATCACTTATAGCCGCCACCTGCGGCTTTATATTCTTTAGCTAACATCTGTGCTTTACGTGCAGACCATTGCCCAGATGCACCGCCCTTACTTCCAGATTTAATCTTTTCAAATAATCTTTTACGCATAGTAGGTTTAGTATAGTTACCTGCTTTATTAACAGTAGACTTAGCAACAGAACGTCCAGCAGAAAGAATAGAGGTTTTACCCTTTCTTGTGTAAGACCCCTTACCTTTTTTTGGTTTAACAATTTTAGGACTAAATTGTTTTTCCTGCAAAGTTTTAGCTATAAGATTTTTAGACTTACCAGCTTTGGATAAGGAGATAGCCACAGCTTGTTTCTGTGGCTTACCTTCTTTTTTAAGAGTACGAATGTTTTTGCTAATGGTTTTAGCTGAACGTCCTTTTGCTAATGGCATTGTAAAGTTCCTTTATTTTTTAGGAGGTCTACGTGCTGCACCAAAACCTTTAACTTGCCTTGCACAGCCGCTTCCAACTTTACCACCATGTTTACGTTCTACAGGTTTACTAAGACGTTTCTTTTTAGCAGCATCTAGTTCCTTACGACCAGCTTCCATGTTACCCTGCTTACCTGCCATAGCAGCTCTAGCAGCGGCTGAACCAGTACCACCATACATTTTCATATAGGCAGCACGTTCTTCAGAAGAACCCGGAAAGATATTACCCTTTGGTCCAAAACCTGTATTAGGACCTGCACTAATACGTTTGGTTGCACCTTTCTTAGCTGACCCACGAGTAGATGGTCCAGAAGATTTAGGCATTACTTTTGGTGTAGCTTTTGGTGTAGCTTTTGGTGTAGCTTTTGGTTTAGAGGGAGGTGTAGGTTTTGACTTAGGCAAGAGCGTAGCAGCCTGTGGCTTGTCTTTTTTGTTAAGCATATAACCACCAAGTCCAGTTGCACCAGCAGCAGCTAACAATGCCATAATACGCTTGTTAATTGCTGCTTTAGAAGCAGGGGTTTTTGGTGGAGTTATATTACTACTTTTAGGTGTTGTTTTAGTAGAAGGTTTAGAAACAAAAGCATTTCTAGCAGGACCAGCTTTACGTGAACCTGCACCCGCAATAGGAGTAAAAGGTTTCATAGGAATTTTTTTTCTACCTACTGTCCTAGTTGTTCTTGGTTTAGCTGTAACATCTATTGGTTTAGCTTTAACATCTACACGTTGTGCTTTAATAGGTGGTGTAGTTTTTTTAACAGTTGCACGACCCTTACCTGCAGTAGGAACACCCTCACCAATCTTACGGCCCGGCTGACGTGAACCTGCACCTGCAATAGGTTCAAACTTACGCGCACCCTTTAAAGAACGGCGACCTGCTCTAACAGAAGGTGTCTTTGATTTAACACCTCCAATTCCAAGACGTTTTAAAATTTCTGTTAATGTTTTTATTTTAGCCATTGTCTTAGCCTTTCTTTGTCATAGCCTTGCCATAACCACGTAGTGCTGCACCGCAACCTACACGTTTACCAGATTTCATCATCTGTTGTTTTGGCATTATAATGTCCATTTGCTTTTCAAGCATAGACTTTGGTTTCTTTTTAGGTGCAGGTTTTGTATAAGGCATATTTTTAGTACCTACTTTTTTACCTTCTTTACGGCGAACACCTGTCTTAGGGTCACGCTTAGTAAGGCCAAGCAAATCTGCAATCTCTGATTTAGATAGGCCAAGTTCCTTTACCATTTTTTCAAAATCTGTTTTACCGCCCTTTACGGTTTTACCAGATGCCATTTTCTTTTTGTACATTGTACTTTTTCCTTTCGTACTCTTAGGACTCCCGCCCTTTTGCATTGTTAGTTTAATTCCAAGTTCAGCTAAATCTACCATGTCCATTAAGTTAGCAGGACTAAGTCCATAACCGATACCTATTTTTTTAAGCGTATCTTTTACTTTTTTTGTATCATATGTTTTAGTTTTATATGTCTTACCAGCCATTACTTCATAGCCTTTCCAAATCCACGCAAAGCTTTACCACAACCACGAGGTGAACTTACCTTACCACCTTTTTTAAATTGTTTATTTTTAACAGTTTCGTTTTGTTTGTACAACTCATTTAATTTTTGAACAGAAGGATTAGAAGAAAACTTTTCTTTATAAGTTTTTAAGTTCATTCCTTGTTGTTTAGCTTCTTGTCTAACTTTATCTTGTTGACGAGTTAATGCTTTAACTGTTGCTGTACGATGATGCCTAGATTTAGCTGCGCTTTCTGCAGGTGTTTTAGGATTTTTCTTTAATTTACTTGCTTCTTTTTTAGCTAAGTTTTTTGAAGCTAATTTTCTTGACGCATCTAAAGCTTTAAGTATTTTTGTAACAGACATTATTTCATAGCCTTTCCAAATCCACGAAGGGCTGCACCACATCCACGTACACGTCCACCCTTTTTATATTTACGTCCTTGTCCACTTGGCTTTGACATACCGGGACGTTTTTTCTGCGCTTCTTTAAGTTTGCTTAGAGAAGAAGGATAGCCCTGACGTGAAAGCTTACGTACAGTAGAAGCAATGTTCTGTTGCTTTGGTAATTTAGGAATACCTTCTCCTTGACCAAGAACCTCAGAGATTTGTTTGCTTGTAAGCTTTGGTGTAATATTCTTCTGGATAAAATCCATTCTTTCGCCCGGAGACATTTCTTTAAACGCCTCACGCAAGTCTTTACGTGTAGCAAACTCTGTTCCTGCATCTTTAGAAATTAATGGAGCATCTGCACCTTCATACATATATTTCTTAGGATTTTTAATAATCTTATTGATATCGCCTTTTTCAACCAAACGTCTACCTTCGGCAGTAAGAGTTTGTTTACGAGTACCTGTTGCAGTGCCGCCTTTACCTGTTGCACGTGCTTCACGAATTACACGAGCCATCAATGAACGGCGTTCTTTCTTTTCATCTGGGGAAAGTCCTGAAGTATCTACCTTACCTTTTTCACGCTTTAGCTTTTGACCAAGAGTGAGTTTAGGTTTGGCTGCTTCTGTTTTAAGAAGCTTCTGACCACGATGTTGTGGACCACGAGTACCAGCAAGCTTTGCACGTGACTCTCTAGCTTTTAAATTTTTAGCTGCACGTTGCGCTGCGGTCTTACGTCCACGTTTACGGCCTTTAGGTTTTGCTTTTACAGCACCCTCTACAACTTTACTTATGCCTTTAATGATTTGTTTTTTCATTAGTTACTCCCCGGAATGACTGGATTGTCTGCACCTGCAGGACTTGTTGCAGTTTCCATATCGTCCCTTCTAGTGCGTCTTGCTTGGTTACGAAGTGATTCAACTGATTGCTGATAGCGTTGTTCAAACAGTTGACTGGTTTGATAGTCTTTCATAAAGACCAATGCTTCTACCATAGAAGCATTAAACAAAGCATCATAACAATAATCACTAAAATAATTATTTTGTGTTGCTGATGTCAATGGTGTAGGCTGCGCTACATATACAATACTAGCACTAACAGTTTGTGCAGGTGTAGGTGCTAAAAGAATTTTTGTATTATCTACTCTTGCATAATAATTTACAATATCATTTGTACTTGCACTTACAGGCCAGTAGTCACGAATAAAC